CCGCACTTCTTCGAACCTTGGCGAACAGTTGAATTTTTGGCAAATGGTGGAGCTGGGGGGAATTGAACCCCCGTCCGCAAGCCATCTCCGCGCAGTTCTACATGTGTAGCTGTCTGATTTGGATCTCGCCTTTGGGGTCGCGCAGCAGCACGCTACCCCAAACGCCAGTGCCCTTGAGTCTCACCGTTCAACAAGGCACCCGTTGAACGACCAGCCAATGTGAATGACCTCACAGCCGGGACCGCTTGCGCAGCCCTTGCCCAGCCCATTGGCCAACTGTTGTGAGGCTCACCGGTGTTTAAGCGGCGAGTGCGAAACGTTCGTCGTTTGCAGTTAGTTTGTTTCTGCGGATTAACGAGGTGACAGAACCTCGACATGCCCTGCTGCGTGTCCGAACCCACGTCGAAACCAGCAGCAGATCCGACACGACGCCGCCCGGAACCTTGGGCACCGAGTCGACGTATGGCGGCAGTTCGTAGGTCTTGCCGTCGTGGGTGAAGGTGAACTTCTTCTCGGCCATGCGCGGGCCTCCTATGCGCGTAGGGGATTGGTGCGCGGGTAAGGGTGACCGCCGGCCGGCCCCGCGCAGAACCGGCCGGCGGCGTCTTGTTACGGCGTCACAACCTGGCCGCTGTAGAACTTGGTCGCCGACACGCCGTTGACCGGATAGCCAATGACCGTGACCTGGTAGCCGATCGGTTCGCCGTTCCGGAAAACCTGATCGCCAACCTCAGTGATCTCACCAGAGCGGACCAGAACCCGCTGAGTTTCCAGCCCGTCGACGACGTCCACGACGAAGATGCGTCGTCCGCCAGTTTCGGCGGGGTCGATGTCGATAGAGCCGTTCGTGGTGTTGACAGTGTTTCCGTAGTAGAGTTCGATGTTCTCCTTCTTGGTTTCAAGGAGAGTGAACGCGAGCTTGTACTCGGCGTCAGTGACAACCTCGCGGACAGTCGCCGCACCCTGCCAGCCCTTGATCTTGGTCGTGGTGCGGTCGCGGGTTTCGGTGACGCCTTCCTCGGAGACGTAGCCGTGATCCTTGAATGCGACGTTCAGCGCGCCGATTGCGGAGGTCGGAACTGCCGTACCCAGTGGGGCCGAGTAGACAGCTCCACCTTCACCCACGCGCACATTGTCGGAGTTATTAGCCATTACTGGCCCTTCCTTTCGGTGTTGATTGGTGCGGCGTGGCCGCAGGTGCCGCTGTGCGCGCAGCGGAGTTCGTGTGTCATACGGTTAAGTCCGCCGGCAGATTGGTGCCGCGGACGACAACCTCAAACGCCATTGAGCGGATAGCGCGGCCAGACTCATCAGCCACCGCGACGGGGCCGGCGTTGTCGACCACGCGGACGATCGGGCCGGTGCCAGGTGCAGCCCACATCAGCGCCCGAACCAGGCGCGTCAGGTCGGTGGCGTCGGCGTCGTTCTCGGCATACACCAAGACGGTCATGCGTGCCGCCTCGCGGACGTGATCCAGTCGCGCGCCACCATCGCGGCGAACGCGAACCATCAGGCGCGGCAGGATCGCGGGAGTGCGAATGTCAACCTCGGCCGCGGCGAACGACTCCGGGCGGGCGGCGAGACGTTCGCGCAGGTACTCCACGACCACGAGCTCAACGTCGGGAAACACTACGTTCGGCGGCTGCATCAGATACCCCTAGCGGCCTCAAGGGCGCGCGACAGAATCCCGTAACGGGCTTCCAAGATGTGGCCCTTGGGATCGGTGGAAACGACGCGAACGACGGCGCGGTCTGTCGTGTCCTGCTCGATCACGAGGCCGTCCTCAAACGCGCCCGTGTCATCGCGAGGGTCGGCCTTAGCGGCGGCCAACACTGGACGCGCCAGCCGCGTTAGTTCGTCGCGGATCTCGTCACTGTTCAACAGTTGCGCCATGCCGCTATTCAGCAGCCGAACGCGAGGGCGGGCCACGTCAGCCCGTCCGAAGTCGGCAGCGGATCGCCACGCCCGGAGCCCAGCCGGTGAACGGGTTACGCCAGGCGAACGGCGCGCCGATGACGTCGAAGTCCTGGCCGCGGATCTCTAGGCGATCCTCGGCCTTCACGTCGGCGTCGGCCGGCGCGTAAACCGTCCACACGTAATCGGCGGGCACGCGGGCGTCGGTAACCGGCTCACTGACCGATTCCTGAGCGACCGCGCAGCCAACGAGATCCAGACGCGACGCCATAGACCAGTCCAGCCGAACAGCGTTCGGGTTGTAACGGTCAGCCACCTGTGCGGCGCGGATTCGCGTTACAACCTCGCCATTGCCCAATGGCAACATCAGTAACCGCCGTCAATCAGATAACGATTACCGACCGACTGAACCGAACGCAGCCCGCCGCCGACCCGGTGAGGTCGAAGTGCGAGCTTGTCGGCGGCCGTCAGCCACACGTCACCCGACGACGCCGGGGCGCTGAATCGAACCGAGAATGGGCCGGCGGTCTGCTGGTCAGTGAACTCGGTTCCGGCTGTGGCGCGAGCGATCACCCGCGCCACAGCCTTAGCGACCACGCCGACAACAGCCACCGGGACCGGGCCAGGCTCAAAGTCCTGACCGCAGTACCCGACGACCATCGCCGAGGCGTCGTCAATCAGCGACGGCAGCCGATCCAGTTCCGTCGTCGTCAACTGCCGACCGAGGCGGGCGGCCACGTCGCTTTGGCTTGCTAGCGGCATCGTTGGCCTCCTTGGCGGGTGTGATGACTTCGGACCAGTTCGGATCGTCGGCGACTAGTGCAGCGATTCGCGAACCGTCAGAGACGCGAATCGCTGCACCCGTCAGAGCGTGCGAGAACCGTTTACTCACGGAGTGACGTCCGGAACGACGGCAGCCACGCCATAGGCGCGCGTGGTCGAACGCGGAGTGGCGACGCGACCAAGCACATACGCAAACCGCGCCTTGAATCGCAGGGCGACCATGTCGCGCTCGGCGAGGCTGATGCCGCCGACCGGGCCCTGGTCAAGGAACTTGACCGTGACGTCCTGCCGAACGCCAATGCGGACGGTCGAGGAGTCCACGACGAGTTCAGTGGCCTGGTCGGGACGCCAGGCCGCGTTCTCGTTCCAGTAGGTCGAACGGAACGGCCGAACGTTCTGAGTGTCGGTCAGGATGGGGTGACCATCGGTTCCTCGAATGTTCTCAAGGTCAAACATCAGACCCAGGTCGGCGATCATGGTGTCCGGCCGGAATCCGAGTTGAGCGATCGACTTCGCCGCCTTGATGCCAGATCCATAGAGGTCGGACGAGCTCGCAGGTCCGTCCACGACCTCAAAGACATTCCCCTGAGCAACGGCGGCAGCGTGGAGATCCAGCGAGGTCCACGAGGCGGGCTTGTTCACACCGAACAGAACAGCCTCGTCAAGCGCCTTGGCGATTGCCTGGCCGCCGAGGTCGGCGATCTGGCCGAGAATGTCCTCGGTCGCGTCGTCCAGCGTGTTCTCGTGAATCGGGATGATGACCGCGATTTCCTCGGCCACGAGGGTCTGATCGGCCCAAGTGACCTGAGAGGTCGGCTTAATGCCGGTGTTGTCAACATCGGAAACCCAAGAGGCGGTCGGCAGGGTCGCCAACACCGGAAGGTGCGTGGTCTTGGTGCCCATGTTCACATTCGGGAACGCCTGCAGAACGGTGCTTCCGACGGTGGCCGCCTTGATGACCTGGGCGCTGTAGTCCTCAGCGATCAGGCTAGCGACCTCGGCGCGAGTGATGTCAGCCATTAGGCCAACTCCTTTCAATCAGCCCGCCGAGGTCTGTCCTCGCGGGAGTTCGGGGTCAGCCCTGCCGCATTCGCCGCAGGGCTTCGGCCGCTCGTCCTCGCTCACCGGAACCGGAGCCGGATGAGCCAGAGGAAAGCGACTTAATGGGCGGGGCGGGCTTAGTGCCGGCCTTCGCCCAATCGAGTACGCGCTGCGCGGACGCGCGCAGTTCTTCCTCGGTGGTGCCGTTGATCGCCTCGGGGATCACTCCCATTTCCACGGCGACACGGGCTTTCATGCTGTTGAGCTCGGCGAGCGTCGCCCGCTGCTCAAGTTCGGCCGCACGCTGCTCGGCGGCCTGCGCGCGTTCCTGCGCCTTCTGGATCTCGGACTTGCCAGCTTCCTCGATCTCGGCGAGCTTCTGCGCGGCCTGATGGTTGGCCTTCGCGCGTTCTTCCCACTTACGCGCCTCGGCCTTCCAATCCGGCTCAGCCTTTGCGGGCGGTGCCGTGGTGCCTTCGGGCTCCTGTGCAGGGGCCGCCGGCGGGGCTTCCGGTGCGGTGTTCTCGTTGGTTTCCATTAATTGCTCCCGTGCGGGATAAGTCCGCTGCCGTGCGGCTGCGGGGGGTCTACTGGTTCGCCAGATACGCGCGCACGCGGGCGCGGTCGGCGTCGCTGATATTGCGGGCGCTAGGTGTGAAGTCGCGGGCGGGTCGGGGTCGTCCGCCGAACGCGGGCACCGCCGAGCATTGGCACTTGTCGTGGCTGGCGAAGTCGGCCGTGGCCTCGGAGTACACCGCGCCTCGACCGATCAACAGCGCGCAGAACGCGCACTCGCCGACGCCCACCCGTTGCCAACCATCGGCAGCAGGATCGCCGAGCGCGGAGCCCATAACAGTCTCGCGGGACCAGTTCAGCACCCGCCGCGATGCTCCGCCCTGTACCCAGAACAGCACCTCGGCAGGATCAGCGCCCCGATTAAGTGCCCACCCGCTCAACGCTGCCGCGCCCTGGTTGCCGAGATCGGCGGGCGCGGCGGTGAATGAACCGGCAACCTCGGCGACGGTGCGCGCCTCGTCGTACCAGTCAGCAGCGAACGCCGCGGCGGCCTCGCCATAGGTTCGGATCAACTGTGGCAGAACGTCGTTAAGCGCCTGTTCAGCCTCGGCCAGATTGCTGACCTGCCGCCAGAGCGCGGCGAGATCGTTCGCGGCCTCCCGGGCTAGGCGCTGCTCGCCGGTCCTAAGCTGGGCCGGCGTTGCCATTGGCCTCGAGCGCGAGCGCCTGCGTTTCGGGCAGGCGCAACGAAACCGGGACAGCGCCCGTGAAGTTGATACCCGTCAGGCCAACCGCTGCCGCTGCCGACTCAGGATCAGCGCCAGCCCGAATCAGAACGCCAAGCGCCTCGGCCTGCGAACGAATGTCTTGGGCTCCCGCGCCCTGGTCGCGGCCAGCGATCATTTCCAGAACGCCGCGGCCGTTGGCTCGGCGGATAGCGGCCACAGCCTCGTCAGCGCGCGTCTTGCTCCAGCCGGGGATCTCTCGGATCAGTTCCTCAATCGGAACGCCAGCCGTGGACAACTTAACGATCCCGTCTACAACCTGAGCAAACGAGCGAGTCTCGGTCTCACGCCAAGACACTTCCGCATCGTCGGCAACCTGAACGCCGCGCATCATCGCGGCCAGTCGAATCAACTGTTCCCAGGACTCGCCGAAACTTTCCCGCTTCTCGGCCAGCTTGCGCTGGTACGGCGCTTCCGCCATAGCCAGCGCCTCGGCCGACAGGTTCGCCATGCTGCCGAACGCAGACAGCGGGATATTCGCCTGCATGGCAATGTGGGTCAGCATTTCGGAGATAATCGAGTTGTGGCCCGAGACGTCGGCAGCCGGGAACGCGCCGACCTTAACCGTCTCGTCCTCAAACGCGAGCAGGCGATCCATCGCCACACGCGCCAACTGTTGCGGCGACTCGGCAGCCCACCCGATCGCGTAACGCTGCGGGAATGCGCCGAACCGAGCCACGACAAGGCGGTCGAAGTTCACGGCGTTGAGAGCCCGCTGAGCGCGGATCAGCGGCTCAACCTCGCCCGTAACAACTTCCTCGGCGTCGCGGCGGTTCACGAACCGAACGACCGGCGTAACGGCTGCCGAGTGTGGGGTCACGTCCAGCAGGTCACGAACCGTAACGCGCTGCGTCGTGTAGTTGTTCTGCTCGTCGGCCGATGAAACGTCGTGGTGACGGTCGCCGAGATCCAGCAGGTATTCGGCTTCGTCGTCATACAGACGGCCACGGCGAACCGGAACGCGGCCGCTGTAATCGGTCCAGACCTCGAGCGCATACGTCGGCCACAGGTCTGCCAGCGGGTCGGCATAGACGGCGAGCATCTGCCGCGGCGTCCTAAGTCGCACGTTGCCAGCCGGGTCCAGAACGGCATAGCTCGAGCCATACGCGACGGCCGGGCGGATCGCCTCGGCCTGTCGTGCGTCCAACCGTTGCGCCTGCCACCAAGCCCAGGCGGGATCGTCGCCCTCAGTGTCCGGCGAACGGAAGCCGTTAACCGACAGGCATTGTGAGAACGCATCAACGACGATTGAGCAAACGTTCTTGACCGAATCGCGCGCCAGATCCTTGAGTTCAGCACCCGCACCCTCGGGCACGTCTGGCACGCCGAGCCGACCGCGCAGGTATCCGTTAACGCGGTCGTGCTTAACGATCTCGTTTCGTCGCAACTCCCAGAGGTCGCGAACGACGTCGGTAGCCTCGTCGGCGTTGAGCATCCCGCAGCCTCCTAGGCAGAAGTCATAACGCGGCCCGTCTTGGGCTTCGTGTTCAGACGCGCCCCGTACAGCGCGAGAATCAGGGTTACGAGCGGCGAGATGTTCGCCTCGGGGTTCGTGCGATCCAAGCCCCAGCCGCCGGCCTGGCCGATCGGTCGCTTCTTCGCCGACGCCAAAGCCTGATTAACGGCCGCCTGGTCAAAGTGGCTGATCGTGCCAGCGGCCACGGCGTCGAACCAATCGCCGCACGCCTTCGCCATATCGCCAGCGTTCGTCACAATCACGTTTACGCGCGCAGCCTTGAGGGCCGGAACCATAGACGCCGCAGGGCTGTAGCTGTCGACCACAACCGGGATACGTCGGCCAGCTCGCGCGGTCAGCCACTCAACCGCCTGCAAGGTGTCGAGCGATCCGGCGACGTCGCCGACCGCCGCTAGTTCAATGTGGTCGCGAGTGCCACGAACGCAGACGCCGATCTGAATCCGGCGATCGTGTCCAGCGTCAACAGCGAACGCGGCAGGTTGTCCGGTCGGCACCTCGGCCGCCGGGATCGCCAACGCCGACCAGTCGGCAGCCGTCACGATGCGCGGCGCTAGATCCTCGGGCCAGATCCCCAGCCGATCCAGCGCGAACCGATCCGGCGGGTACGTCTCGTATTCGCCCTGGACAATCTCGTGATTGATCCGCGTATCCCAGGCCGGGTTGGCTGCTCGCCGAGTTTCCTCGGCCGCCGGGTCGTCCGTTGGCTTCGCTGCCCACTCGGCCCACGCGACCGCGCGAGACTTGCCCGACAGTGCCGAGGTTCGGACGCTACGGAACACTTCCGGGTTGTCCTCGGGTGTCGGCGGCGTACCGAGCAGCCAGACCTGCGGATTCGGTCGGGCGCTCATCGTGGAGTTGATCGAAACCCACGCCGGCATGCCAAGGATCTGCGCCTCGTCCAGCAGTAGGCAATCGCACGAGAAGCCACGAGATCCCGATACGGTGCGCGCCTTGAACTGGATCACCGCGCCGTTGACGAACTTGACGTACTCGCGGTTAAGCGCGTTCATCACCTTGGCGACGCGATCCTCCAGCGCCGGCGACTGTTCAATCTGCTCCAGCAGTTTGCCGAACGTCTCCCGCGCGGTGTCCTGCGCGTGTGCCGAGATGATGATCTTTTTCTCGCCGAACAGCAGCGCGCCGGCCAGGGCTCGGGCGACGATCAGTTGCGACTTGCCATTCTGCCGCGGTGCTGACAAGCCGACCTGTTTCGCCGTCCAGATGCCGTTAGCCCGTTCGCCGAGCGCGGCCTCTAGTACGAGTTCCTGCCACGGGTCCAGCGTCACGCCGAACGAATCCGACAGCGCCGAAACCTCGTCGGCTGCGTTACTTGCCGCCCCGCTTGGCGTTACCAGGTGCAGCGGTGGCGGCTGCTCGCCGAGCATCACGACGGGCCGCGATCTCGTCAACCGGATCACCAGCCTTTGCGGTGCGCGCCTCAAGGGTTTCGATCTGCGCGAGAACCGACTCCAGTCGCGCAAACAACGGGGCTCGGCGATCGGCGTCTGCGGCGTCGATTGACGCCCAAATCTGCTCACGCATCAGCAGCAGGTCAGCCAGTCGGCCGGGGTGCTTTGCGGTCATAGCGCCCCCTGACGACTCGGTGTGTGAAATAGCCCTATGCCTTGAGGTGGCCGGCGGCCTCGGGCGGGGGTCTCCCCCCAGGGGTCACCAGGATCGCGACGTGGTGAGCGGTTGCGCCGGCGTGACTCGCGCGGGGCTTCCATTGCTTCGTGCGCGGTTACAGGCGCGGTGAGCTAGTCGGCAGTTCGTTCGGTCGTACGGCGATCCGCCGAGGCTAACCGGGACGATCTCGTCAACCTCAGGGCTGCCGGGGTGTGGCGTCTTGAGGTCTTGGTCTACCCACTCGCCGCACAGCCAGCACGTTTCTTCCTCGCGTAGAACCTGGGCTCGAACTTGGTTGCGTCGGTGCCCATTGGTCCGCCGCGGGTTGGTCACAACAGATCCAACAGGTCGTCTATCTCCAGCCCGATCGCCTCAACCTCGATCGGGTCATCGGTCACCATCTGCCGTCCGCGTAGGTGGCCGATGGTTTCCTTGATCTCGCCGACGGTTGCGTCGTCCACAATGCGCGGCATGGTCAGTCCGTCCCGATGAACGAGAGTTCCTGCGCCTCGGCGGCCCGCAGCATCCCGGTTCGGTCAATCCAACTCAGGCCGTCAGATGAGCAGGAACGCAACGAAACGTCGCCATCCTCGTCAACGATCTTGAGCAGTACGACGACGCCCACGGTGAACTCGCCAGGCTCGGGGTTGTAGTCAATGTTCATGCCTTGCAGCAGGTCGGCAAGTTCGCTCATCGGGCACCCCTAGTTACAGCAACGCGCGAGTGAACGCCGGCCACGACCACGCCGCCGCAGTCCTGGCACCTGTAGCCGTTCCGCGTCAGGACGGTTGACCCTTGCGTCATCGTTGGCCCGATCGGCTCAAGGTTGTCGCCCCAACACTGGTTACACGTCGGGCGGTCGTTCGCGGTGCCCATCAGGTCGTGCGGGTGTGTCGGCAGCCAGCCGCGCAGCCGATCAACGAGCGCACGCGAGGCGATCACGTCGCCCACGTTGTAAGCCTTGAGTTTCCGTTGGGCGGCCTTGTTGCCTGCCACGGCGTCGCGTGCGGTCTGCACGTCGTACTTGTCCGTCTTGGTTTCGATGCCCAGCTTCTTAGTCAGCGAGGCGAGGGTGTTCGACTCAAAGCCGAACGTCTTGCGTGCTTCCTTGAGCGTGTCCAGTGCCCGGAACGTGCTTGGTGTCGGGAGGCCGAGAAGCAGCCACTCGGCGTTGAGCATCTTCGTGTCAAAGGCGACAACGTTGTGACCGTAGATGACGTCCGCCTGGTCGTAGGCTTCCCAGATCGCCCGCAGCATTCCCTCGCGGCCGTGTGTCCATTCGGCGGCGAAGTGAACCTTGCTATCCGGCTGCCCGTACCAGTGCCAGGCCGCGCAGATCGTGCGGGGCGAGTCGGTGACACGATCGCCCGGTAGTCGTCGGCCTTTGTATTGGTTCAGATCCCAGAAGTCGAGCGTGATGCTGCCCGGTATCCGCTCAATGTCAATGGTGAGGACATTGGGCCGATTGACCTTGAGTTGCTTACTCACCTGCTCGGCGAGGCTCACGGCTTCGGCCGGCCTCGGTAGCAGCGGCAGGCGCGCGAACGGTGCCGGTTGATCGTCTGGAGCCCAACTTGGTGACCTTCGGCGGTCAGCGCGTCGTAGATCCGGTTCTGCGACCAGCCGAGCGGCCCGAGCATCTGCTCTAGGGCGTCGCGCTCATCGTCGGGCAGCGTGCGAAGTAGGCGGCCGACCGAGCAAGGCATCCCGCTCGCGGCTTGTGGTGTGTCCTCTAGGCGTTCTGCTAGTCCCATGCGCGCCTCCTGCCAGTGTGACCGGCCGGCGTGGCTGCGGTGACCTGTTCGGGATATGCAAAATGGCCCGGATCTGGGTTACAG